CATTGATAAATGCACCAGTCTTTGCAGTGATATACATCCAGTTATAACCACGCTCTCTCAATTGAACACAGAAGTCAGTCTGTGATACTAGGTTTGTAATCTGCTTTGTTGACTTGGCACATATCAATACCTTATCTTTCTTTAGGTTATCAATAGACTGAATCATCTGCTCACAATCCTTATCAGCAACCAACTCATGCTTGTCTAACAATCTTGACTCATATACTTCTACCTTTGGTGGTAGAATATATCCTTGCTTAACCAACTGAGGAGCTGGAACCTGACATATAACCTGACCAAATATATCACTATCATTCATACCTGCCTTGAATGGTGTGAGACTGTGCTTAGGTGTGGCAGTAAAGAAGTATGAACGATCAGCATACATTGAGAAATGCTCTACAGGGCCGATGAAGTTTCTTTGTACTGAATTGTGTGCTTCATCAAAGTAAACTACATCAACTACAATATCACTCTCTTGCAATCTATGTAATGAATGATATGTTGTAAAGATGATTTGATGAGAATCTGTTTCATAACACATGAAGTTATGAAGTCTTATCTGATCTACCTTTGTTGTAGAATTATATTCAGTCTCACCACTGTGAACATGCAATACATGAACATCGGGAAACTCTCCTGTTTCCATGAACTCAGAGCATAGTTGCTGTGCTAATAGGATGCGTGGAGCAACCACGACAATGGTTGCAATCTCTTGTGTACGGAATACTCTCTTGGCATCCTCTATCATACACATGGTCTTACCACCACCTGTAGGCACGATTACTTGACCCTTTGGATTGTTTGCCATAGCATCCAGAGCATCAGTTTGGTGTGGACGTAATGGCATTAATGTTTTGTAACTGAATATATTATAGCATAAAAAAGACCCCTGTATAGGGTCTTGTGACAGTTCCGTAATTGGTTCCTTTAAAAAATTATAGAGCTCCCCGTACAAACCATACAAAGGTATGTATATAATTTCAAATTTTAACGATGTTCTATTAGTTCATCACTATGAAAAAAGAAAACAAGTGTCAATCTTCCATTAAACATACAATCACCAAACAATCTATTATTCCCATGAATAAGAAATGATGGGTAACATATTAAACGATTATAAACATTATCAATATCAATAACTTTAGCATTTTCACCATCCACAATAAGAGTTCCCCCATCTTTAGGTGCATTTGGTGTGAGATAGATAAGTCCTGCATATCCATTCTTATGTAATGAATCACGATGTAATTTTATATGATCTAGATATTCAACATTAGCATTTTGAAAATGTTGTAAATGAAAGTGAGATTGGTATCCACTGCACTGGGATATATCAAAATTATAAAAGGTGGTTACAATCTTTATAATTTGATTATTAATTTCATCTATGTCAAGTTTCTTTGTTCTTTCACCAAACCAATTTCTTTTCCATTTTGTATGCCATGTATCTTTAGAAGATTCATAATCATATTCTAATGCTAATTTTCTAATTTCATCAGGATCATTAAAAAAATCATTATTAATTAAAATTTTCAATATTTTCCCCCTTGAATCCATCCCCATGAGGTTGCAATGTATTTCGTACCACCTATGGGGGGATTACCCCTATGTGTATGTGTATAACTACAAGGAAATATTAATACATCTCCAGCTACTGCTTGCTCTCTCCTATTTTGATATAAAAATTCAGTCTCTCCACCTTCAAAATCATCATTCAAATATACCTGAACAACAAATTGTCTTTGTGCTGTTTCTATTGAAGGATTCTCGAAGTGCCAATTATGAAATCCTCCACCAATAGGAATTTTTTTTAATTTACAATCATATAATAAAAATTTAGATTTACCAAGAACACTAAACCTTTCAAGATAATGATTAACACAAGGTTGCAATTTTCGTAATATTCTTTGTGCAAGTGGGCCAGCACTTGGTAAATCTAAACAATAATCACCACCAGCAGTTAAATTTATAGTCTTATGATCTTCAAGATGCTTATTATCTTGCTTATCAAATAAATATCCTCCTTCCTCTAATTTATTAACACCTTCAATTATTCTTTCTTGCTCTTCTTTAGAATAAACACCTTCATATCGTGTTATTAAATCATATTCAGTTGCCATAATAATCTCGTAATAATATAGTAATGATATTTATTAACTCTACTCCACCGTAGTTTGTGACTCCGAAGCCCCATTTCTACCTGCTCCATATACTCTAGTATAACTGCTTGTGTCCTCAAATGCCCAATCAACTGAACCATTTTTGTTTATTGCTCCACCAACAGCACCACCACCACTAGCCCCACCGTTGTGATTACCACCAGAACCAGCTTGACCATTAGTAGCTGTATTCTCTGCTATCGTACCACCATCTCCACCATCTCCACCTTGAGCTGGATTTTCATAACCACCATCTGATCCACCACCACCAGTAGATTGCCAATCTCCATCAAAAGGTGATTCTCCAGCATAATTATGACCATCATTAGCAGCAGCTGCATTATTACCACCACCTTTAACTCCATAAGGACGGCCTGCTCCACCACCACCAGCACCTCCAGTAGCTGATTGAACTTCTTCATCACAATCATACCAAGGGCCCCAACCATCACATTCACTATCTTCTTGCCATCCTGATCCACCGCCACCGCCACCGCCGTAACCAGCAATTATAGCACCACCTTCATCAACTTTTACTTTAGTTTCTTCAAATTGAACACCTAGAGCAGATGTTCCTGGAGCACCACCAGTTCCATTCGCATTTCTTCCACTACCACCACTACCACCATCTCCACCAGCACCAACTAACATACCACCTTCTGAAACATGAACTGTTAATTGCGTATCACTATCCCAACTATTTCCAGTTCTTAATGCACATTTTCCTGTACTACCTCCCAATGGAGATTTTTGAGAACCTATCTTTTTACCAACATTAATTACAACTCTCTTCTCACCTGTTCCTGATGCGTTACCAGGAACACTTACAGCTGTACCTTCAGGAACAACAGCAATTTTATGACCACCATTATATCTATCATCTGCCTTAAAATCATATTCACTTGAATCATCATTACGATCTATACTTGTTCCCATAGAATAATAATCAACATGAATATTTAATCTTTTGTTTCTTAACTGACCAAATGAAATAGAACTAGAACCAGCAGCAACAGACTTTGGAACACCCAAATCTAATGGTGCTTGTAGGTTCCCAAGAGTTTTACCACCATTTAATCTATAATCACCCAATCTCTGATTTGGTGTTTGACCAAATTCAGTTTCAATATCTGAGAATTTAATAGTACCTGAAGGTGTTGGCATGTTATATACTCCTTATGAACTTGTTACTGCTTCCCAAGCAGATCCATTCCAGAAATTCAATTTATTTGTAGATTCATTATAAACTAAAGCACCAGAAACTTTATCTACCAAAGCATTTCTTTCAGTGGTAGTAACCTTTGGTAGAACCATATATCTGGTTGTTGTAACACCAGCATCTCCAAATTGAATTGCACCACCAGTCTGAACAGCTGTAGTACCAACAGTGAATGAACTTGTTGCATGTACAACACCAGATGTTGATACACCAGTTGCATTTACATTACTAAATGTAGAATTAGCAGTAAATGTGGATATTCCAGTAACCTTAAAATTACGATCAACAACAAGGTCTGTTGCGATACCAACACTAGCAGAGAATACAGAATCACCAGTAAATGTAGAAGCACCAGATACATTAATATCAGTAGCTCCAATAGAAGCAGCAGTTACAGTATCTACTTTTATTGTACCAGCATAAGCATTTATATCTCCTGTAGTTAAAACTAAATTTCCTGTATTAGAAATAATATTATTATTAGCTTTTACTTGTCCACCTACATTAAGATTACTACTAAATGTAGCAATACCAGCAACATGTAATCGATGGATGGGTGTGGTAATTCCAATACCCAAACTTCCACCAATACCAGTAAGAGTCATAGAAGGAACAACATTTGTTCCTCTTAACCATTGGAATCCTGTACTAGAATCAGTTTGTTGTACATCTGCATCACAAATGAAATTAAATGATCCAGGACTATATGAAACAATATCTAAAGACTCACTATTACTATATCTAAAACCACCAGTTGTTTGTCCATATCTGAAATAACCATTATAACCACCTAATGCACTTTTACCAACAGCAACAATAGAAGCAGTAGAATCATTGAATACATGTATCGTATCTTTAGATGTAGTTACACCAGATACATGTAAATTTGCAGTGGTAGTTGTTCCAGAAACATTAACATCACCAACAGAATTTATTATAATTCTTTCTGATCCTGATGTGTTTGCAGCAATACTATCAGCATTAGGAAATGTTATTGATGTATTTGTATCTCCAGTGTGAAATATTGAATCAGCAATACCAACAGAAGTAAATGTAGTAATACCAGTAAATGTAGAAATACCAGTTACATTTAAACTTGTGACTCCTATACCATTTGCTTTTAATTCACTAATACTACCAACACCAGTTACATTTAACTGTTGTGATTCTAAATTAGTTATTGATGTAACACCAAGAGTAGATACACCAGATATATTAAGTCCATTAGATATAATAGTTCCTTTAACATCCAATAAATCTTTTGGAAGAGTGCTTCCTATACCAACATTACCATCACTCTCTACAGTTAATGACCGACTACCCCCTGTTTCTAATATAAAATCTGATCCTCTACATCCTATTACAACATCACTACTTGTACTAGGATCTACAAAATCAATAGTAGCTGTTAAATCACTACTTTGGAATCTAGCAACCTGATTACTCGTACCAGAATTAACAGTAAATGATCCAATAGGATTAGTAGTACCAATACCAACTTTATAACTTGTATGTGCAATACCAGCAGAAGCATCAATAAACCATCCACCAGTAGCAACAGCAAAGATGCCAGTCATTCCTGAAGCATCTCCAAAAAACTTAGTGGCACTCACAATACCTGCCGAAGCATACATTGTAATACCAGACCCAACAAATGTATCACTGGCAAAAGTAGAAACACCAGTTACATAACTTTGAGTAGAACTCGTAACTCCAGATACAGTTACATTACCTCGTAATGCAGATATACCATAAACATCCAAGTATGCAGCTGGAGTAGTAGTTCCTATACCAACTAATCCAGATGTATTTACTATAAAATTATCATTATCAACTTGTACACCGTTTCTAAAGTTGAACGACTTATTATAATTTGCCATTGAGCTACATTTTTAGTTATTTATCTGATAGTTTTTGTTCAAGGTTATCAACCTTATCTGACAATTCTTTTATTGCCTCAATTAAAAGTGGAACTAATTTCTCGTACTGAACAGTCAAGTAATCACTATTACTAGGAGCAGGTTTAACTACCTCTGGTAATATTTTTTGAATTTCTTGTGCAGAAACACCAGCAAATCTTTGTTCTCCAGTATCAACATTACAATCAACTTTAGCAGTTTCATTATGCTTATAAGTAAATCCACTAATTGATTTAACTTTCTCAAGAGCCTTTGTTATCGGTGAAATCTCATCCTTAAGTCTGATATCAGATACAAATGCGGTAATATCATCAGTAGATTGAATTTCACCTGTTACCTTAACTCCTGTGGAAAGAGTTTCAAATTTCTTCGAAGAACTTCCTGCTGATGCACTATTATGATAAAGAGTTACAGCTCCTGTAGCATTAAAATCAGCAAGTACATCATTAGCAGCACCTGATTCTTTAGTAATATAGACATTACCTTCACTTTGTAAATACAGTCCTCCAGTTCCAGTTTCTCTTATGATAGAATTTGATGTATCATGTAAGATTTCTAAATCAGGAACACCAATAGTATTTCCGAAAGTTAGTTTTACATTATCATTGAAATGAAGAGGAGTATCACTACCAGGTAATGGTAAATTTTCTAATACAGATCCATCACCATAGAACTTACCAGCAGTAATAGAACCACCTGATCCTACAGTAGTATCAGTTGTTTTATAATCACTTGCAGTTGCAACTCCACTAAGATTAAGTTGAGTTCCATGTATGGTATTACCAACATGTAATTGTTTTTTAATACCTACACCACCTTCAATTTTAAGAATACCACCTGCTGTACTATTTGCATCAGTAATACCAGATAATTTAAGAGCACCAGTTATTGTGGCACTATTACCAATTTTGATTTTATTATTAAAATTAACTGGGCCATCAAACTCTGAAAGAACTTGACTAGAATCACCACCCTCAACAAGGATTCTTTCCTTAACAGTAACTTCATCAAATACTACACTCAATCTTGAAGGATCTTCACCTGTTATGGTTGGTATAGGAGTATCGAATGTAACTTCCTCACCAGTTGCAGATGATTTCTTCTGGTTTCCAATATAGAAGTCACCCTTGTTATTCATACCAGTATAAACAACAATACCACCAGATTTTTCTTGTGATTGAACTAAGAACTCTTCCCTTTCAGTGAGTGTTCTGTCCTGAACCTGTGGAAGTGCGGTTGAATAGTTTCCTGGCCCATAACCAAGATATTCAAAAGTATGACCAGATGCCCGTAAAATAGAAGGTCTACGGAACTCAATAGGATATGGTTTAATTGATCTAACTAAAGATCCATTATCATGTGCAGATTGTTCTGTAGCTAATACTCCTCTAATAACAGTTAATGTATTATTAGAACCTGTGGCAACAGGAGAAGCAATTCTAAGTATTTCTTCATCAATCTGTACATAAGATCCATAAGGGAATTTATTAGTACTAATACCACTATTAACCTGAATAGTATTAGAAGTTGCAGTCGCACTTGCTGATAATGTTAAACTAACATCACCATACAATGATACACCTCTTGCAGCAAGATTCTCATCAGTTCTATCTGAAACTGTTTCATTAGAAGACAATCCATGCTTCAATACACTAGTCGCTGCTAATGTAGAACCAATTATTGAAGAGAATGAATCAACATCAACTCTTGACTCAACTATATAATCACCAAGATTATTATTATCTGTGTCAAGTAATCTGAGACTATTACCTTTTACTAATCCATGAGCAGAAGAACAATTAAATGTAGATATTCCTGTTGCAGTATCAACAGTTGTTACAGATGAAACTGTAACAGAAGGGCCTAATGGAATTACATATTGACCTGATACAACTATAGAATCACCAGCTGTTCTTGCTATAGCAATCTGAGTATCATTAGGTACACTTGTTATCTTATAATAACCACCACTTGTAGTTCCAATACCAGTTACCTGAACAACATTTCCAATACAATCTGAGTATCCACTAGGTTGAACTTGGAATCTACCAACTACTCCTGGAGAACCTAGATATTGCTCATCAAAATATAAATTAGAACCACCACTAGTAGCAGTATAACCTGCACCTGGTGATTGAATAGTTGCCTCAGTAATAGCTCCACCAGAAACTATAACCTTTGCAGTTGCACCCTGCCAATCACCAGTAACACTACCACTTCTTAATTTAACATTATAGAATGTAGCATTTTGAGGATAACTACCACCCGCAACAGCTATTTTTCCAGTCTCAATACCAGAGAATCCATGACTCTTAGTAAATGTTATAACATTATCTCCATCAATTGAAGATATGGGTACACCAAATCCTATAGTTTTATTAAATTTATCAATAGATTCTCTTGTTATACTCTTCTTAAGATCACTGGTATTTACTTCACCAAGAGGAGCTCTCTTAGCAAATGAAACAGCAGAAGTTGGATTCTCATTAATGTTATCTCTATCTAATTGAGGATAGAGATCAACTACATTCTGACTATATTCATACTCTGAAAATTCTGTTGGAATAGTATAATCAGCCGATAGTGGATATATGTGATATATACCATCCTGTTCTCCATCAATATATTGAGAAATTACATCATTCCTGTAAACATACAAATTAGATTGCCAATCAACTCTCTCAAATCTAGGTAAAGCAATATTTCTATTATTAATATTATTGGTAGAATTTGAACCAAATGATGAAGTACCTCCAGTTGGTTCATAAGTAAACTGCATATCATTCAATACAGTTACATCATATGTTCCATTGTATCCTGTATTAGCTAAACCAGCAGCATTAACACTATCAGTTACATTTAATATTTTAACGGTATTACCAGTTACTAAATCATGTGGAAGTTCTGTGGTTATAGATGCAATACCAGTAACAGATTCAGTACATGTACTAATGAAACATGGATTTTTCTTAAATTCATAATCACTAGATTTAGTTAAAACTGCAGAATAATTAAAATCTAAATCAGATCTCGCACCAGTGCTACTAGTCTCTTGTATTATAAATCCATTCTCTGGATTCTTAGCATTTCCTAATTCCTGTGGAATTACAACTCTAAGTTTATAAATTTTTTCATCTAAACTTCTAGAATCTTCTCTTCTCTTAATATAACTAATGTCTTCTTCAGTTATACTAGACTTATTAGGGAAAATTGTATTACCAGTACTATCAACATTAATATACCATCCATTACTTACATCCCATTGAACAGGATGTCCAGACTCTCCAGAAGATTTATCACTAACTCTCGTAAGAACAAAAAGATCATTTCCACCCGCAATAGTAATTGGAATAGCATCAAGAGCATATGCCTTAGATGATGCTAATTGAATCTGAGTAGCACTTAATCCTATACCATCAGTTCTTGAACTATTAGCAGACTCAGTAATAGCATAGTAAACAGTATCACCAGTAATATTCTCTGGTAAATCACCAGATTCACTAATAATAATAATTTTTTCACCAGTATCTAAATCATTAGTTCCTATAGTAATAATATTAGAAGCATTATCTATAGAAGTAACAGAATATGATTTACTAGAACTACCACCATCAGGCATTATGATAGAAGCACTATAAGTACTAACACCAACATTAACATATAATTTATCATTTACTCTTGCACCTACTCTATATCCTTGTGTAAGAATAGGTGGTTTAATATCAAAAGATTTAAATCCAGAAAGATATACTTTGGTGGTACTACCAACTGATGTATCAATACCAACCCAATCAATATCTTCTTCTGTAGTTTCTATTGATCTTGGTGGAATAATAGAAGTTACCCATGCTTTATTATCTTTTTCAAATGCTTCATCTTTAAATCCTTTTGAAATAAGTGATAATTGACCAAAGTTAGAGTTAGAGTTTGTAATAGATGCGTCACCACCAGTATCAGCAGCAAAATGTTTCGCATATCCAATAGCAAAGACGGATACTATCTGAAGGATAGCATCATTCTCCATACTAATATGAGTAGTTTCCCATCCTTGCCTATAGATTGCTTGAGAATCTAAATGATATGCCTGTCCTGTAGCTGTTGCAGAAGATCCTCCAGAAAGACTTAATCCAGTCTCAGTACCAATAGTAATTCCTTCATATAATCTAGTAGATGGATTATATTTTACAAAAGCACGATCATCTTTCTGTAAAGATACACCAGTAAACTGGGCAACAACCATGGATTTAAATCCAGTTGCTTTATCTCCATTAGCATTTAATCCATTCATACCATAAACTGATCTCATAGAACAGTTAAAGATATATGGTGATGCACCTTCTACAGTATCAGTTTCTATAGTTACTGTTCCAACACTAGGATCTCCTTGCCCTAATGTTGCTATATCTTGGTCATTTAAAGTATAAGTAAATTCTTTATCATTACTATCACTTACAGAAGTAACTATTGAAGACACATTATATCTACTAGAACTCACTCCTCTTATTTTAATTGGTGTTCCAACTTGATAGCCATGAGCAACTTTAGTACGAACAGTAACAGTAGAAGTTGCACCACTAGCATTTCCTGCTCTAATATAAGTTAATTCTAATGGATCGGCTGCAAATGCACCAACAATTTCATACTCAGGTCTTTGTGGTTCAAATGCAAGAGGATCTTGTGGATATTTTTCAGCAGTTTCTATTTCTCTTGGAGCAGAACCTTCATTATATGCATTTCCTACTTTCGCATAATACATCTCAAGATCTGTAAGTTCATATGCAACAGATCCAAATTTTACTTTATTAATACCATCACAATATTCAAATACTGTTAATTTGTGGTGAGAAAAAGTAGGAGTTGCTTTTAAAGTAAAGTCTGTATTTTTATAGAATACATTTTCTAATTCATTTGCATCAAAAAGAGAAAACTGCCAGAAGTAACATGAACCAGTTACTTTAAATATAGAAGAACTTGGAACAGTAGAATCTGTTGGATTTGGTACATACTTAGGTCTTATCTTTGTCTTTCTTAAGTCTAATCCAACAATAGAAGTTCCTCTTGGAACTACAACACCACCATCAACACTATTAAACTTATAAAGTATATTATCATCTTGAGATAAATCAAAATTACTATTTAAATTTAAATTTAAAGAACTAGATGCAACATTACCTGAACCACTAGAATAAACCTCTCTTACTTTAGCAGTACCACCATCATTAAAAATTGCTAAACCTGGCCTATTATCAACAGTATGCTCACCAGGCATTAAGAGTATAGTTGTCTTCTCTATAATATCATTACTTCTTCCTTTAACATAAGAAAATCTCGCAGACTCAATTAAAGCTCTTTGAAGAGTCTTAAAGGGTCTAGCAAGAGAATTGCCTTGATTACTTATACTGTCGGTTGAGTCTAAATCGCTTGGACTCACATAAAGAATACGACCTTCGGTGTTCTTTATAAAATTATCTAATTTATTCAGAGGCATGGGATTATGACTTCTAAAATTATTACTATATTCTATTTAGTTAGTCAAATGTTCCTTAATTCTAGATAGCAATATCATCGGGCAAATCTTCAGGATTTACTAGTTCCAATTCAAAAATTAAAGGATGACATTCTTCTTGAAGAAGGTAAGCATAATTATTATATAAATCCTCAGTATTATACTTTTTCTCATAATCTGCAATCATTTTAATGGTTGTAGGATCTTCTTCTATCTGCTCAAGATCTTCTAATTCATCAAAGGTAAATGGAATACCATTGATAAAATACATTAAAACAATTCTTTCATGCTTATTAACCCAATCACTATACCAACAGTAAGTGGAATCTATAGTGTACATACTTCATGAACCATCATCATGTGTAGTATGTATTCTGATTATTTCCTCATCATCTTTTTGCTTTTCCCTTTCCTTCATTTCCTCATGAAGTCTTCTTAAAGCCTCAATCGTTTTGTCCACAAGTTACCTTTGAATCACCTTCGATATTTATACTTCTGTATAAACTAATCTATCCTCTGGGCATGATGCTCTAACAACACTTAATACATTCATAAACTGATTGGTATTATCGCATACGATTTCCTTCGTATCTCCTTCATTAGAATAGAGATAGAAAGTTTTCTTTGTGGGGTCAACCACACACTTAGCTAAGTATTCTTCGTTCATCCATGCACTAATGTGACTCATGGTATCATATCATAAACACCGTTGTTTGTCAAGAAAACTGTTGAATTGACATGTGACTAACCATA